ACTAGTTGGTATGGAAAGATGAATGTTGTTTGTTCTTTAGTCTTTCTTAAAACTTATGAACAAAATAAACTTGTAGAGATTATAGTAATAGTATCACAAGACATGGGTTCGACTCCCATCCGGTCCAGTAAAATTATGAGTAGAAAAATTTGTACATATTGTGGCAAAAGAAAGAATCCAAAATCTTTCCCGAAACATTGTCACTTTAAAGATAATCTAGACAAGAGATGCCGATCTTGTATCAAAAAACACGCTAAAATTAGACATAAATTACATAAATTAGCACCACCGAAACCATTACATTGTGAATGTTGTGGTAAAATTCCATCGGAATGGAGATTAGATCATGATCATGATGATCATAGTTTCAGAGGTTGGACATGCGATAGGTGTAATACTGGAATAGGAAAGTTAGGAGATAACTTAGAAGGTATTATTAAGGCCGCTAACTATCTAATAATGTCTAAAAATAGAAAACAAAATGCGCTTAATCAATAGATGGAATGAACATCTAACAGAAAATAATATGACATATTATCAACATATGTTTTTTGCTTTATTTTATGGATATTTATGTATTATGGCTGGTATTTGTCTTTTGGTACATTCAATATTGCCGTGTTTTTTACAAACAACAGGAAGCGATTTAGTTAGTAAACTAAATGAAAGATTCAAGAAACGACGCTGATCTGTCGATACTTGACAATGACAATAGCGTATGGTATACTACGCTAAACACAGGAGACTATTTGGATGACTCACGATTTTAATTATGTTTGGGGAATGGTTCGTGATCTTAGGGCCACAAGCAGCACCATCGACAAGCAAGGAATTATTGAGGACTATTGTAATCATAGTTCTGAGGCTGCAAATTTTGCTAAGAAGATTCTTCTTTATACATACCATCCTCTTTGGCAGTATAATGTCACAAGTGATAATCTAAAGAAAAAGAATCAACTTCGTGGCCTTGTGTATGACTCTATTTTTGAGTTGTTGGATGATCTGAAAAATCGTAAGATTACAGGTCATGATGCTATCGGAGCAATTAATACTTTTATACACAAAGACACTCCGCAAGGAGAAACTCCTAATAAAGAATACGAGGAGCTTATTCACTGTATCATTGATAAGGATTTGAAAACCCGTGCTGGTGATAAGATTATCAACAAGGCTATTCGTGATCATATTCCAGAGTTTAGTGTTGCTCTGGCAGATAAATATGATCCGAATATTGTAGACTGGAAGGATGGATGGTATGTTAGCAGAAAAATTGACGGTGCTAGATGTATCGCTATTGTTGATAGTAATGGCGATACTACTTTTTACTCCCGTACAGGAAAAGAATTCGATACTCTTGGTGTTGTCGCTGGTGGTATTAAGGCTCTTGGTATTACCGATGTAGTATTTGATGGTGAACTTTGTCTTGTGGATGACGATGGTAATGAAGATTTTCAGGGAGTTATGAAACAACTCAAGAAGAAGGATCATACTATTCCTAATCCTTCGTATAAGATTTTTGATATGATTAGTCATGACGAATTTTACACTAAACAAGGAGAGTCTAACAAGACTTACTCTCATAGATTAAATAATCTGAAAGAAGTTATGAAGAATAACTCTTGCCCATGTCTCAGTGTTCTTGAACAGGATAGGGTTAAAAATGATGATCATTTTGCTGAATGGGTAGCAAAAGCAAATGAGAATTCTTGGGAGGGGTTGATGCTAAGGGCAGATGAATCCTATAAAGGAAAGCGTAGTAAGGATTTGCTCAAGTATAAGAGTTTTAGTGATGATGAATACGAAGTAGTAGATGTTGAAATGGGTCCATTTCGTTATGTATTGAATGGTAAGGAACACGAAGAAACTATGCTAAGTTGTGTTACTATTAAACATAAAGGATATAATGTGCGTGTTGGATCTGGCTTCACTATTGAGCAAAGACAGGACTTTCACAAGAATCCTAAGAAAATTCTTGGAAAGATAATCACAGTACAATATTTTCAAGAAAGTCAAAATCAAGATGGTGGCTTGAGCCTTCGATTTCCGACATTTAAAATTCTACATGGTTCTAAAAGAACCATTTAATAAATGACAAGTATCTTTTCTTCTACACATATTATACGATATAAGATATTATCTGAGCCTATTATAAATTTTACTATTTTTGCAGAAAGACATAGCGGAACCAACTATCTAGAGTATATCTTAAAAAGAAATCTAGTATTAGATGTAACTTGGAACTATGGTTGGAAACACTGGATCGGAAATAGCGATTGGTCTTGTCTGATAAATAATCATAATACATTATTTATTGGAATAGTAAGAAATATATACGATTGGATAGCGGCTATGTATAGCGCTCCACATCATCTAAAAATATCTGGAAAAAAAACATATGATAAATTTTTATCTATGCCATTTATTTCTTACCACGATTCCAATAGAAAAATACTAGAAGAAAAAAATTATATTACACAAAAACTATACTCTAATATTTTTGAATGTAGATACTATAAAAATAATTTCCTTTTCTACTATATGCCTATTTTAGTAGATAATTTTCTACTAATCAGATATGAGGATTTAATAGCGAGACATGATGATATAGTTACTGAAATAGTTGAATACTTTAATATTGATAGAAGAAGAAAATATTTCGTCCCAATTCACGAACAGAATATATCAAAAAATAAAAAACCATATAAATTATCAGATTCTGTTATACAAACAATAAACAATAATACATATTGGAAAGCAGAAAACATTTTTAATTATTATCCAAGAGAAGACGATCCTTCCAAAGTCGAATAGTAGTTTCTTGACAAGTCGATAGGACTAGCCTACAATGGTTACTAACGTAGACACTGTAATATTTGGAGATAACATGGAACAAATGAAAGATAAAAAGATTGAGTATACCACTAGCAAAGTTGATGAATTTTTTGCCAATTTTCCAAAAGATAAGATTGTGTCATATAAGGATTATTGGGAAAGTGTTAAACCTCAAAATAACGATGAAATCTTTAGACGATATCTATTCGCATACTGCTCTGTACATACCACTTGGCAAGGAAATGTGAAGGGTTATAATGCTATTAAGAACTTTAATGAATGGATATCAGACAAAGAAACTCTAAGAATCAAATTGCATAAGTCTGGTGTTGGACTTCATAATAATCGCACAGAATATATTTGGGACTTTCAGAATAAGTTTTGGAGCAATCCGAAAGACTTTTATTTTACAACTAAAAAGTATCACGTTAAGAAACGAGATCATATTGTTGATAAAATTAAAGGTATCTCTCAGGCCAAAGTTTCTTTCGCCCTAGAAACTATTCATCCCAATGAGTGTCGAGTTCTTTGTGGAGATGTTCATATTTTACGCTTGTATGGTATGGAACATTTAAAGTACAAGAGTGGTGCTGGACTTAAAATGTACAAACAAATGGAGCGTCACTGGAGTATTAGTTGTGGTAAACTAAAAGTCCCATCTTATATTGCTCGTTGTTTATATTGGGATAGTGTGCAACAAAAAGACGATAGTAGATACTGGTCTTATGTTTTTGAGGATAATAATGAGTCACTCTGTAACGATGTTTGAAAAAGAGCATATTAAATTTATATTTTGTGACTGTAGAAATGAAATATTGGTTATTGATTTTGATGAAGAAACACGAACTGCCGAATTGGCTATGTACGAAAGCGTGATGTCGTTTAGACATAAAAATACCCTAAAGCAAAAAATTAGATATATATGGAGAATCTTAACAAATAAATATCCATATAATGACCAAATTATAATCAATCGTTCCCAAATAGGAGATTTAGTAAAGTTCCTATCTGATTTAATTCGTGAATAGTGTATTATAGTATAACCTCACAGGAGTATACTATGAAACGCACAATAAATAGTTTTCTTGGTGATGAACTAGCAAATAAAGTTAAGGCTCTATCAATAGCCTTAAATAAAGCACAAAAAATCGTATCGGTCCTAGAAGAAGAAAATAAAAATCTAAAAGATGTTCTTAATAATCTAACATCTATAAATAAAGAAGATTGTGTCAATGAATATGAGGATATAAGTGTCAAATAA